ATGTCGTTCAACATCCTCTTTCTCGACGAGTTCGCGTTTGTCCCAAATCACGTCGCTGACTCGTTCTTTGCATCTGTATATCCTACTATTACTTCTGGTAAAAACACCAAAGTAATTATCGTATCTACACCGCACGGTATGAACCACTTCTACCGTCTGTGGCATGATGCAGAGAAGCAGAAGAACGATTATGTTCCCACAGATGTTCACTGGTCAGAAGTTCCAGGTAGAGATGAAAAGTGGAAAAAGACTACTATCAAAAACACATCAGAAGCACAGTTCAAAGTTGAGTTTGAATGTGAGTTCCTTGGATCTGTTGATACTCTGATTGCGCCTAGTAAACTAAGAACATTAATATACGATAATCCAAAGACCAGAAATGCTGGATTGGATTTATATGAAGAAGCAAAGGAAAATCATGACTATGTAATGACTGTTGACGTAGCGCGTGGTGTTGGAGAAGACTACTCTGCTTTTGTAGTTGTAGACATCACGGAGTTTCCTCATAGAGTTGTTGCCAAATACAGGAACAATGATATCAAACCAATGTTGTTCCCTAATATAATTTACGAAGTAGCAAAGAGTTATAATAGCGCATATATTTTATGTGAAGTGAACGATATTGGAGATCAAGTTGCAAGTATTCTTCAATATGATCTTGAGTATCAGAATCTATTGATGTGTTCTATGAGAGGTAGAGCAGGACAGATTGTTGGGCAGGGATTCTCTGGTAAGAAGACACAGTTAGGTGTCAAGATGTCCAAGACTGTAAAGAAGGTTGGATCTCTCAATTTGAAGACTTTGATTGAGGAGGATAAACTTATCTTCCAAGACTATGAGATTATCTCCGAACTGACAACCTTTATCTCAAAGCATAACTCATTTGAGGCAGAGGAAGGTTGTAATGATGACCTGGCAATGTGTCTTGTCATTTATGCCTGGTTGGTCCAAATGGACTACTTTAAAGAACTGACTGATCAGGATGTTCGTAAGAGATTATATGAGGAGCAGAAGAATCAAATTGAACAGGACATGGCACCATTTGGATTCATGGACGATGGATTAGATGATGATAGTTTTAGTGATGGGGAAGACCGATGGTTTAAGGCAGATGAATATGGTGATAGATCTTTTATGTGGGAGTATCTATCTTAATGGATTTAGATGGTCAGATTAAGTTAGGTCATTTACTTTTACAGGATAGAAAATGTAGAAGTTGTGGAGAGATAAAAAATTTAGTAGATGGTTTTTATAGAACTAGAAAAGACAGAGGTCCAGTAGCATCATCATATTCATATGAGTGTAAAGACTGTACAATAAAAAGGATACTAGCAACTAAGAAGTCAGACAATAGATGGGAATATCCAGACTGGTAGTTCACGTCCAGTTTCCCCTGTGAAAACATTGTTTTTAATAAATATTTTCAGTAACATGAGACCACGGAGAAAAAAACATGGCGACTCCTCAATTGTCTCCAGGCGTATTAGTCAGGGAGGTTGACCTTACAGTAGGAAGAGCTGAGAATGTTTTAGATAATATTGGTGCAATTGCAGGACCCTTTGCTATTGGACCAGTTGACGAAGCTACTGACATCCAAACTGAGCAACAACTCATTGACACGTTTGGTAAACCCATTTCTACTGACGCACAGTACGAGTACTGGATGAGTGCATCCAACTACCTGTCCTACGGCGGAGTACTTAAGGTTGTTAGAACTAGTGATGATCAACTGAACAATGCAAACGCTGGTGTTGGTATTGCTTCGACGACATCGCTGAAAATTGATAACTACGACGACTATCAGCAGAACCATAAGGAAACTGACAATACTTTCACTTATGCTGCTAAGAACCCTGGAACCTGGGGTAACGGTTTAAAAGTCTGCTACATCGATGATTTCGCAGACCAGACAGTTGGTATCGCAACTACCTCTCTTGATGGTATTGGTGCAGAGGTAGGATTTGGTGTTACCGCTTCCTTGAGTTCGGTAACTATTCCTGGATCTGGAACCACTGCTACGTTTAATGGATTCCTGAAGGGAATTATTACAGGTCTGACGACTGATGCAAATGGTAACTCCAGTACCCTCGATATTAAAGTTGTTTCTCGCGTAGAAACAGTTGGTTCTGGATCTACCGAAACTAAGATTGATTATGCAGAAGGTACTGCCTTCGCAGCATTCGGAACTGGAACTGCACTGAACATTGTTAACAACTCTGGTGTTAACACAACTGGTAGACTTTCTGCTGCTCTGACACCTGCAACTGCAGTTGACTGGTATGATCAGCAGACTCTTGGACTTACGAACTCCACACTGTTCTGGAAGTCCATTGCTCCAAGACCAATCTCCTCTAATTATGTAACATCAAGAAACGGCAAGAACGATGGTATCCACGTTGCAGTCGTAGATGACGACGGAAGCATCACTGGAATCAAAGGTAATCTGCTTGAGAGTCATACTAACCTGTCTAAAGCAGGAGACTCTATTTCCGATTACAACGCTCCAACCAAGAACTACTACAAGGATTATCTTGCAGACTTCTCCGCGAATGTCTATGCTGGATACAACCTTTCTAGTGGTATTACCACCAGTGGCGGTGCTACTTGTTCTCCTCAGGCGTCTGGATTCTCTTCTGGATTTGTCAAAGTCACAACTGGCGACGGTCTCTTCGGATTGGACGCACAGGATGTAACCTTCTCTGTCTTGGGTAACAAGACCTTCACCCTTGGTGGCGGTGTTGACTACTCCGCAACTGGTGGAATGAAGGCAGAACTTTCCAACCTGATCACCTCCTACGGTCTCTTCCAGAACAAAGATGAGATTCAAGTTGATTACTTGATCATGGGACCTGGTTGCACAAATGAATCTGACTCGCAGGCAAAGGCAAACTACATTATCTCTCTTGCTAACGCAAGAAAAGATTGTGTCGCAGTCATTGGACCTCACAGAGGAAACCTCGTCAACCTGACCAACACAACGACTCAGACCAACAATCTGATCAACTACTTCTCGCCACTGACTTCTTCTTCGTATGCGATCTTCGACAGTGGTTACAAGTATCAATATGATAGATTCAACAACATCTTCCGTTATGTACCATGTAACGCTGATGTTGCTGGTCTGATGACTCGCACTAACTTGGTTGCATTCCCATGGTTCTCGCCTGCGGGACAACAGCGTGGTGTTATCAACAACGCTATCAAACTTGCATATAACCCAACCAAGGCACAAAGAGACAAACTGTATCCTAACAGAATCAACTCCTTTATCACTACACCTGGTATCGGAACACTTCTGTTCGGAGATAAGACCGCTCTCGGATACGCTTCCGCATTCGACAGAATCAACGTTCGTCGTCTGTTCCTCACCGTTGAGCAAGCACTTGAAAGAGCAGCACAAGCTCAACTCTTTGAACTCAATGATGAGTTAACGAGAGCAAACTTCAGAAACATCGTTGAACCATACCTCCGTGACATTGAAGCGAAGAGAGGACTCTATGGATTCTTGGTTGTTTGCGACGAAACAAACAACACTCCAGATGTTATTGATAATAATGAGTTTAGAGCAGACATCTTCCTGAAGCCTGCTAGAAGCATCAACTACGTAACCCTCACCTTCGTTGCTACCAGAACTGGCGTCAGTTTTGAAGAAGTAGCGGGTAGAGTTTGATCATATTATCTAAATAACAATACGGAGGATTAAACAATGGCACACTCACTTACCGACTTTAAATCCAAACTTGTTGGGGGCGGCGCTCGCCCCAATTTGTTTGAAGTCGAAATGACTAAAAGCAATCTGCCTTCTGGCATTGCTCAGTTAGATGATGATGTTTTCAAATATATGTGTAAAGCAGCAAACTTGCCTGCTTCTAACGTAGCTGCGATTGATGTTCCTTTTAGAGGACGTACTTTCAAAGTTGCTGGTGATCGCACCTTTGATAACTGGACCATTACTATCATCAATGATACTGATTTCAAAATCAGAAGAACGATGGAAGAATGGGCACAGTTTGTTGCTAACTATCAAGAAGCATCTGGTGCAACCAACCCCGCTGACTACATGGCATCTGCCACTGTCAAGCACCTGGGAAGGAAAAAGTCCAATATCGGTTATGGACAAAACAACTCCAAGGGAACTGGTCTTGAGACTATTGCAAAGTATACATTCCAAGATATCTACCCAGTAAATATCTCTGCGATTGACCTTTCTTATGATACCACTGATACCGTTGAAGAGTTTACAGTAGAATTTGCTGTTAACTACTGGTATCCTGAGAAAGTTTGATATTTGACCATCTAAATAGTCTAAGGAAACTTAGATTTATATAATCATGTCCAAGTTATTTGGGTTCTCTATTG